AAAAATAAATGAAACAAGAAGTATCAATTGAATCAACCGAGTTTCAACCTCGCAAAGATTATATTCTGGTAAATGCTGAGGAGCTACAGGATGAGAAAGTTACAGAAAGTGGTCTAGTTATTTCCCTGCAACGCTCATCTCTCGAACGACCTACAATTGGTCAGATTATTGCCGTTGGTGTAGAAATTGAAGATCTTAAGATTGGTGATACAGTAATGTGGCCACAGACTGATGGCATTGATATTGCATTTACTGATGGTGATCGTGTACTTCTTCGATACGAATCAATTCTAGGAAGTAAAAAGTAGTGGACATCAAAGATAAGTCAGAATCATTAGCAGCTAAGATGAATAAGTTAACTGAGAAGTTCACTGAAAATCTCGATACTGCTGAAGAAATGGTACTGACTGGAGATGATGTAGTTGATTTCATCGAAGAGAAGACTCAGGATATTGATTTGTATTCTGAGTCTTTACCCTCGGCTGAGGTTATTAACTTAAATAATCTGGTGGAGGATTTTAAATATGTTAGGGAAACTCTTAAAGAAAACACTGACAACGGTCGTAGGGTCCTTAATAGTGTCACTTTCGATCTATTGGATTCTGATGATGATAAACGTGCTTCCCTTATAATGTCATTCGCAGAACTGAACAAAGCTATTGCTGATAATATGAAATTATACATCAATGGCTACAAAGAGATTAGTAATGTTTTGCTTAATCTAGATAAAATTAGAAAAGCACAACAAGCAGAAGGACCTACTACAGTTAATAATACACTAAATATTAGTGGTGAAGCAGTGAGTACAGTTGATCTTATTAAAAAGTTAGCGGGGAATAACGATGAATGAATTTCAACAATTCATGATGGAAGAAGCCATCGAATACAATATCAAGAAGGGTAAACCCCTTACTGAATGTATCTATAGACGTGAGTCTGATGCATTCGTAGAGTACTTTAAATACCTAAAAGAAAATCAAGATAAGTACACACTTACTGATTTCGACAAAGAACTTCTATCTACAGACATTGGTGAAAAAGCAATGTATGAAGGTGAAGAAGTTTGGCTTGATCTACCATTTATTGAATTACAAGAAGAAGAAAAGGTTGAATTGAATAAACCTAAACGTGGTGGTCCTAAGAAATTCTACGTTTATGTAAAAAATGATAAAGGTAATGTTGTTAAAGTAACATTTGGTGATACTACTGGATTATCTGTTAAATTCGATGATGAAGCTGCTCGTAAATCATTCGTTGCTAGACATGATTGTGCTAATAAAAAGGATAAAACGAGCCCTGGTTACTGGTCATGTAATCTTCCAAAATATGCAAGTCAATTAGGATTATCAAACGGCGGGTCGTTCTATTGGTAACTCATAAGCATCATATAATTCCAAGACATATGGGTGGAACAAATGAACCATCTAATATAGTCGAATTAACAGTGGAAGAACATGCTGAGGCTCATAGAGTACTTTATGAGAAATATGGTGCTAAGGAAGATTATCTTGCATGGAAGGGCCTAGCTGGGCTCATATCCAAAGAAGAAATAATCTATGAAGCTCTTAAATTGGCGGGTATAAAAGGTAATTCTATACATGTTGAAAGACTAAAGAATGATCCAGAGTATGCTGCTGAAGTTAAAAGAAAACAGAGAAAACCTAAATCAACCACTGAAAATATGAAAGGTCCTAAGTCTGAAGAACATCGTAAAAATCAATCCAAAGCAGCATTAAAAAGACCTAGATTCCCTTGCTCTAAATGTGGTAAAGGTATAACTAAAGCTAATCTTAAAAAACATGAGGATAGTTGTAGTGATTAGTACTGGTGATGCACCATATCAAATAATCGATGCCAGAGAAAACTGGGAAGTTCGTTATTTTAAAAATGATGATCCAACCCAGTTATTCTGGCACAGAGATAAAGAATATCGTGAAGTGGAATTACTTTGGGGTTCAATAGAAATCCAAATGGATAACTGTTTACCTATGTCTATGGTACCAGGACAATCCGTTTATATTTCTGAAGATAGATATCATAGAGTTATAGCAGATTCAGCATTTGCTGTAAAAATTTATAAATATTCAAAATAAACTATATAGGAGAACATTATGTTTATTGCTAAGAAATTATTGGAAACTAATGCAGGCGTATTTAAACGTGGTGCTGAGGTTCCTGCTGAAGTAGCTGCTCGTTACTCTCGTGACGTTGAAGAAGTAGTTACAGAGAAGCCAAAAGCAAAAGCAAAAGCTAAAAAAGAAGAAGTAGTTGAGGAAATCTTGACTGAAGATTCTGCTGATGTTTCTGTAGAAGAAGAGTAATCTAAAAAAATAATTAAGGGAGCCATTTGGCTCCCTTTTTTATTCGTTACTGTTTAAGCAATATCAATAGGAGCTGGATCCGACCATTTAGTCAATAGTTCTTCATTTAATCTTTCGATTTCCTGTTGAGCTTCTGATAATAATCTATCATAATTAATTCTTGCACCACCAACCAAAGCTTGATCATATTTACCCGTTACAGTACCCCATAATTCTTTTACTTTAGCCTTAGTATATGCTTTAATCCATTCGTGGTTGAATACAAGGTCATTTGAATCATCTGCTAGATATTCATACTGATAATGAAGAATAGCTGGACCATTATAGTTCTCTAGAACCTGTAGTTTCTTAGAAAGATGGTTAAAGTTGAAAACAATGTCATCAGCAAAGAATTTATCAAGAACTGCTTTAGTAGTACTGATAGCAATGATACCTGGAATAATATCTCCGGTCAATGAACCAGTAAAGAACTGTTCAGACCATAGATTAGGTACATAACCACTACCGAAGTTAGCTGAGAAGTTGGTAATGTTCGATGTCGAACCTTTAGATAACTTAATAAGGTTAGTCATAGTATCAGGCATAGCGTACTCACCCATACCATTAATCTGAACAATTACAGAACCTTCCAATGTACCATAAGCATATTCAGTAAACTTCTGAACTGTATCGTCGATGATTTGATCAATCTGACCATCGGTAACTTCAACATTGATTGTAGGAGCACCAAGTTGAGATTTAACGTAATCTCTCAACCCAGCTTTTGTATTAATTCGTGCCATAATAATTCCTATTTGGTTTATGTTATTTATATCTCTTGTAATAAATAGTCATATGTATAACAGTTATCAAGGGTGGTATAAGATACTGAACCCTGAGAAATTCATAATTCCTATAGATGAGCATATGAAATCATACAAGGCTGGAGCAGTTAATTTTAAATCCAGACTAGAGCTCAAGGCTATCAAGTACGCTGATTTTAATAAACATATTAAAAAATGGTCATTAGAACCGTTTCATGTTAAATATCTTAAACCAACTGATGGTAAAATACATAGGTATTTCATTGATTTATTTCTGGAATTCAGTACCGGAGATAAGTTCCTAGTAGAGATTAAGAGTAAAGGAGAAACAGTTCCACCAAAGAAACCTAAAAGAAAGACTGAAAAAGCCATGATTAATTATCAGAGGGCTTTACAGACTTATGCCGTTAATAGAGCAAAATGGAAAGCAGCTGAAGAGTTTGCAACTGCTAAAGGTATGCGATTCATAATCCTAACTGAGGATGAATTGAATTAGAATTGACCCCATACGTCATCTTCTGTACGATCAACAATAGGTTTCTGAACTTTAGTATTATTGACATTGACAGTCACTTGTGGTGTAACCTCAGCTTCAATATCCTGTTCTTGAGTATCATCGATTAACTCTTGGAAATATGTATCTAATGTATCATAAGGCTCAGCCGGATCATTTTCAAAGTCAATATCAACATTATCAAGTTCTTGGATAAGTTTGTTATCGTATGGTTTACATGATAGCTTAACTACTGATTTAACATCGCTATTAACAAATAGGTTATTAATACCAGGGACTTCATAAGAAGTACTAACAACTTCCATAATTTTGTTATTGGGAAGTACAATAAGATTGCCAGTGATATAATCAAGATCAGCACCCATAGCTGTGAAACTTGAATAAGCAGCAAATAAAGTAATATTCTCGGTATTAACTATACCGAATTGAGCAAATGAATAATCTGCTGGCTCCCAGTCTTCTGAAGTTTCTGGAAGCATGTATATGTCGTAGATCTTATTACTATCAGATTTCATGTGGCTGTAATCACCAAAGACATTAGGATCTTCATTGATTTTTTCAGTAATAAGGAATTTTGTGAGAACACCGTACAAATTAATCATCTCTTCTGTTAAGGATGTATTCAATTGGTACTCTGGTTCTCCAGAAAAATTGAAATTCATAGAAACTCCATAGATTGTTTTGATTATTTATAAATAAATGAAAATACATAAAAAGGTATAAACAATGATTTTGAACGAAATTGTAAAGAACTTTTTGAGACAACCTGAACCTCAGACTGACAAAGAGAGTTCTAACGTTCCACAAAAGAATGTAATGGTTGATTTAACCAACAACGACTTGTACCCTAATACAGGTTCTTTCTTCGATGATGACCAACAGAGTGGATTATTTGGTAAGTCAGAGATTTCAGATATTATCTTTAAACAGAAAGAAAAGATCATGAAATACCGTCAACTTGCAATGTCTCCAGATGTTACAGATGCGCTGGATGAGATTGTAAACGAAATTATCTTTAGCTATGATGATCAGATTCCACTTCAGATTGATATTGATGAAGAGAATGAAAAGCTTGTAAAAGCTATTTCTGAGAAATTTGAAAAAGTTATTAAGCTTACTAATGTTAAACGTAATCTTTTCCAGCTTGTGAAACGATCTTATGTCGATGGTCAAATCATCATGCATTGTGCATATGATGCTAAAAATACTAAAAATGGTATCAGAAGCATCAAAATGATTGAACCTTGCATGCTGTACTTTGATACTAAAACAAACACATATAAGTACATGTCAGAAGATAAAGGCTTTAATGGTGTGATGAGACAGGATGATTCTGTTACATATAGCATTGAAGAATTGGTACGTGAAGATTTTGGTTTGTATGATGGCAAGATTAACCTAGGCTACTTAGAGTATGCTATTAAACCAGCTAACATGCTTAAGACTCTTGAAGATCTATTGATCCCTCTGCGTTTCTCAAGATCAATCTCAAGACGTGTATTCAACGTTGATATTGGTGATCTACCTGCTAAACGTGGCGCTGAGGTAATGCGTGATTATCAGGGTAAATTCAAATACAAGAAATTCTACAATAACGATACTGGTGAAGTTTCTAACCAACAACATATCACATCAATGGTAGAAGATTACTGGTTTGCTAATCGTGCAGGCGGTAAAGGTACAACGGTTGATGTACTAGATGAAAGTGGTAATCTTGGTGAATTGGATGATATTCTTTACTTTGCTCGTAAGCTATACCGAGCTATGAAGATTCCTTCTAACCGTATTGATATTAATCCTGATGGTGATAAAGATTACTCATACGATGAGACTCGTGTAACTAAAGAAGATATGAAATTCTTTATGTTCATTTCTCGTATTCGTCAGGTTTATTCTTCATTATTTAAAGAGATCTTGAAACGTGAAGTTATTGCTAGTGGGATTATGTCAGAACAGGAATGGAATGAAAAAGAAGACTTCATTGCTATTTCTTTTGTTAATGAGAACAAATTCATTGAGAAGATGAAACTTGATAACTTTATGGCTCAATTAGAGATTTACTCTACTGCTCAAGAATATCAAGGTAAACTATTCTCTGTTAATACAATTCTTAAAGATATCTTCAGATACACTGATGAAGAAATTGATGATGAATTTAAGAAAATCAAGGATGAGGAAGCCAATGAACTTTATGGTAAGTTCTATGGTGGTGATGGGGAAGATACACAGTGGTAATATGTGGATCTTAGTTCTTATAACTATTCTTAACGGTGAACCATCGATCGAAAAGGTCGATGGTTTTTCAACTTTTAATGAATGCTTCGAAAATAGAGATAATTTATTAGTCGAATATGAAGCCTATGATGGCTTCTTCCCTCCCGGTACTCAAGCTATTTGTATTAAATATAAATAAGATTGTAATTTCTAACAATGCCTTGCATTTCCAATTAGGTTCGTCCAGCTGGATATTAAACAATGTGTTTAAATAAATTACGAGGTTTCTTGACTCTTAGAATTTCGGTTCTTTGATACACAAGATTAAAATTTATTTTATAGGAGAATAAAAATGGCTGAAATGTTAAGCCCAGGTGTATTCGTCACTGAGATTGATGCATCTACTATCGTCCCAACCGTATCAAATTCGATCGGTGTTTTCTGTGGTGACTTTGTAAAAGGTCCTGTAGATACTTATGTACTTGTTACTTCTGTAGCTGAGTTGATCTCTTTCTTCGGAAAGCCAACCAACACTAACTACAATGATTGGTATCAAGCGTACAACTTCCTTCAGTACGGTAACAAACTATTGGTTGCTCGTGCAGTAGGTACAGATGCTGCCAACGGTATTGCTGAAGCAGTATCAACTGGTGGTACTCCAGCTACTCTAGCTACTCAGGTTACTATTAATAATGCTGATGACTTCGACAGTGCAACTATTGCATTCGAAGGTGCTGATGCTAAACTTAAAATCATTGCTCGCAACCCAGGTAAGTGGTCTGATGATCTAGAGATTGCTATTGCAACTGCTTCTGCCTTCGGTGCAGCTACTCCATCTGAAGCGTTCACAGGTATCGGTCTTGATGATCTATTCGAATACGCTCCAACTGGTACTGAAGTAGGTGTTATCGTTAAACTAGGTGATGAAATTGTTGAAACTTGGACAGTTGATTTCGATGAAACTGCTAAAGATTACAACAACAAATCTACTTACATCGAAACAGTTATCAACGCTAACTCTTCTTACATCTTTGTTAAAGAAGATACAACCAACACTACTGCTATTGCCGATGCTTGTGTATCTGTAAACGGTACTGCTGGTAGCACAATTACTCTAAGCCTTTCTGAAGATGATGCTGCTGATGCCGCTGCTCTTCTAACTGCTTACGAATTGTTCGACAATAAAGAAGAACTAGACATTGACATCGTTATCGGTAACGAAACTGATGGTGGCGTTGCTGCTAAGAACCTAGTTGATACTCGTAAAGATTGTATTGCATTCATCGGTGCTACTGAGGGTGATGTTGTTGGTAAGAAATCTGCTACTGCAACTTCTAACCTTATTGACTGGCGTAAAACTGGTGCTGCTAACTTCAATAACATGTTCGTTGTTGCTGCAGCTAACTACAAATACCAGTACGACCGTTACAATGACAAATACCGTTGGATCAACATTGCTGGTGATATCGCTGGTCTACGTGCTCAAACTTCTATGAACCGTGCTTCATGGTGGGCATCTGCTGGTCTAGAACGTGGTCAGATCAAAAATGTAACTAAACTTGCATTTAACCCAACACAGGGTCAACGTGATCTTCTGTACAAAAACGGTTTGAATCCAGTTTGTACTTTCCCAGGTCAGGGTACTGTTATGTGGGGTCAGAAAACTCTACTTGACAAACCATCTTCTTTCGACCGTGTTAACGTTCGTGGCTTGTTCAACACTATGGAACGTGCTCTATCGAAAA